TTCAGCTTATCCAATAATTGGCGGTGCAGATTCTTATCCTGGTCCTGTAGTTAATCAATTTGATGAAGAAAATGACTACGATTATGAAGACTCCTTTTATAATTGTTACGAGGATATCTAATGTCTGTGCATTTAAATCAAGTTAATAGAACAATCCACAGAAAAGGAACTACTACTAATAAACTCGTAGTAATTACTCCTTCTGCTCTTGATCTTGATAGTCCTTCTCAGAGTCCTCCTTTAATAAGAACTGAGTACAGTACGTTATCATACATAGGTAATTATAAAAAACACAAAATGGATGGGACATTAATAAAAGAAGGAGACAAGAAAATGTTCCTTGATCCAACGAATCTTGTTGTTGTGCCTACAACTGATGACGTGATAAATGATGGTACTAAGGATTGGACTATAAAAGATGTTATCACATATCACGATAAAGATTCTGTTTGTTTATATATCCTCCAGTTGAGGCAATAATGGCTGTTAATAATAAACAGTTCGCAAAGAGCATAGAGCAAGATCTCAAGAAGCTTATTAATCAAATAGAACAAGTTGAAAAAGATGTTGTCAATGAAATTTTTGATGCCCTTCTTGAACCTAAACAAGCCGGTGGTACACCGAAAAAGACAGGCCATCTCCGTTCTAATTTTATTATAACCACGGACTCCAAATTTAATGGTGTTGTAGGTTCTCCTGAAAATGTTGATATAAGCAAAAGAGAACAAAGTAGAACTGATTTTGATAATGAACAAAACCTGATTACTAAAAAGAGTATTACCATAAACAACAATGTCCCTTACGGCCCAAAAGTAAACAGTTCGCAAAGATTTAGGGAAGCAAGTATCCAAAGAGGTTTAGAAAGGCTTAATAAACAAAGGAAATTATAATGATACGCTCAGAAGCAAAATCTTTTCTCTTGAAAGAATTCCTTTCGAATTTCGATACTACAGTACCTATTTCTCTGTCTAACAGAGGTTTCTATTTGAGTGATGGTACAGTATCAGAAAAGCCAGTAGATGAGCCCTGGGTTAAATTTTGGATACAGAACAATGATGCTAACCAACATTCCTTCGGTGCTGCTCCTAATAGATCATGGAAGAGAATGGGATTTATTGCTGCTCAAGTATTTATTCCCGAAGGTACTGCTACTTATGATGGAGATATTCTCTGCGAAGAGATAATTGATATTTTTGAGGGTAAGAGATTCTCTCAGATTGTCTGTTATGCAGGAACTTATAGAGAAGCAGGGAATATAGAGGAGGGATATTTTACTTATGATGTAACTATATACTACGATTTTTATGAACGAAAGTAACAATAAGAGAAAGGAATAATTATGGCGGTTTTTGTTGCGAGTACTAATGAAACAATTCTTCGTTATTGCAGAGAAGATTCTCCCGGTGTTATCTCAGGGGATGAAGATTGGTATGTTTTAGAGCCAAACGATATCGGTACTTTTGGTCCTAATATCACAACTGTAGCAAGAGATCCCATCAGTAATGATAGATCAGATAGGAAAGGCTCTATTACTGATCTGGATGCCGAAGCTTCCTGGGATGAAGATTTAACAGTAGCGAGTTTTAGAAATTTCTTTGATGGATTTATGTTCAGTACTTGGAAGGAATTGGTGAAAGCTGACGTTGCCACTGTAACTGCAAGTGCTTATACTCACGCTGCTCTTACTGCGGCTATCGCTGAGGATTCTTTAATTTTTGCAAGGGAATTAGCTACTTCTGGTAATAACGGTCTTAAACTTGTTGGTGCTGGTAGTACTACTACTGCAACAAATGTTTCAGGGTTGACTGCTGAAGCTTCTCCTCCCACAGGTGCAAGAATTAACATTGTTGGGTTCCAAGGTGATACTGGGGATATTGTAGTAGACGCTGATGGTAATATTACTTCAACTACTTATACTTTCACATCCGGGGCAGCAGCAGGTCAACCTGATTTTTATGTAGGTCAGAAAATTTATGTCGGCGATGGAACCACTGATCATACTTTTGCTACTGCCGGGGCTTCTTTTGCAAGAATTAAGGCAGTAGAAGCAAAGAAGCTCACCATTGACAAGAAGTCAAGTACTACTTGGGCTGCTGATACAGGTGCAGGTAAAACTATTAGGATTTTCACCGGTGACTTTATTAAGACTGTCCCGATTGACGATGCTGATTTCCAGAACATCACTTATCATCTTGAAGCTGAGTATAACAACCTTGATGATGGTGTTGGTGGAGTAGAGGATGGATTTGAGTATGTTATTGGTGCTTATCCTAATACCATGACATTGAATATGTCATTAACAAGTTTTGCAACTATCTCTTGGGGATTTACTGCTCTTGATGGTGAACCCATTGTTGATACAGCGAAAACAAGAAATAGTAATATTTCTCCTACGGATACAGATGCTTATAATACCACTTCTGATTTTGCAAGAATTTCAGTAAAGGACGAAGACGGTAATGATCTCGGGGCTTATTTTAGAGATATGACTCTGAACATCAACAATAACATGACACCCCAGAAGGCTCTTGGTACATTGGGTTCATTAATTGTCTCTGTAGGTGATTTGAATATCACTGCTGATACTGAAGCTTATTTTACTTCTGCTGCTATCTCTAATGCTGTTCGTTATAATACCACAATTACTATGGATTGGGTTCTTGAGAATGATGATGGTGGTTTAGCCTTTGATGTTCCTTCTGCTACACTTGGCAACTCGGCAAAATCTTTTCCGAGAAATGAGTCAGTAAGGGTAACCCTGAATATCTCCGCATTCAAGGATAATGTACTTGATACTACCTTTACTTGTACTGATTTCCCATATCTCCCTATCGCTGGCTAATAAATAAATAAATTCCCAACATTAAAAATAAACTTTGGTGGTCACTGTTTATGTTGTTGGGGCATATTCACACCACCATTTAACTTTTGAGCTTATTTAAGCTCCCCAATCAAAAGGAACTATTATGAGAAATTACTACGAAGCTTACGAAACAAACAAAACCGATGAAATTGATGGTAGCTGGTATACTGATGAAAATAACGGGGTCAGAGTAAAACTTGCCAGGCAAGGTGGTAGAAATATGAAATGGGGAAAGGTTCTCAATACCACACGTAAGAAATATAATATTGATTTTAAAAATCTTAATTCTGAAAATTCTTCTCAAAAAGATCAAGATAAAGTGAATGCTTTTATGATAGAGTGCTTTAGCAAAGCAATTGTTAAGGATTGGGAGTTGCTTAATGATGAGGGTAAGTGGGAAAAAGGAATTATTGTTAAGGACTCTAAGGGAGAATACGTAAGAAAAGATTTTGATGTTAAACATGTAATTAGAATTCTTACTGATCTTCCCGATCTTTACAAAAAACTGCATGAGTATTCAGATGATATGAAATCCTTCCTTATGCATCAACAGGAAGATGATGTAAAAAACTAACTGAAACTCTCAAATTCCAGCTTAAGCATAAAAAGAATTCTTGGGTAAAGGACTCCATCAAAAAAAGAGGTAAGGCTTTACCCGAGAATCTTAAAAAGAAAGCTCCTAAGTTACAACATTATTTAATGTTTTACTGGGATAGTTTTTGGGAGTTAAGTACAAACAGACATGAATCAGGACCAATCCCTGGCATAGCTATAAATGATTGGTGCGATAGATGGC